TTCAATACATTTCTTTATAAACACTTCCTCGTCCTTGGCTACTATCAATGCTGAAATTGTTGTCATTTGGTTAAAATTACGTGAACCTCTTGATGCTCTCCGTGGGGTCTAATCTCGTTAACTATTTTGCGAAATTGCGGGAGATTCATTTCTTTGGCGTAAGGATTGCTGTAAAAATTCATAAACGAGTTTTCATTGAAGAATCGGCAATGTTCGATACACTCTACCGCGCTTTCGCTATGCCAATAAGGTGTTGTTATATCTAGCGTTCCGCCGTCTTCTAGTAGTTCGTATAAATCTTTTATCAGTTGGACTAGCACTCTACCTGATTCTATATGCTCAAAAATATGGTGAGCCTCGATGTAATTAAATTTATCCCTTAACTGCGGGGGTAATCCGTTATTTAAATCCCATACTATGTCCGCCCATTCAGGCACTATGTCTATTCTTATTTTGTCTTGTTCGGGTTGGCTTCCAGGGCCTTCGCCAAGTACGAGCTTTTTCATATATGCAATACTTCGTCAATATATTTCTTCCATCTTGTTGTGTAGGAATGTTCCCGTTTGGTCCGCTCTACCGCTTTCTTCATAAATGGTAATCTCTCGTCGGGATTTGCAACATAATAATCAATCAGTTTTTTGTATTCTTCCGCACTATGAGCCATCGGAACTTCATCCTCATCATAAAATTCTCTTAATATCTCCGTATCATCTTGAACACAAAATCCACCAGCCATAATTATCTTAAATACTCTATCATTCAACATCCTGCCTTCTACTTCAAAGAAATCCGTACGCCTATCCTTTTGAAAATCACCTGATAAATTTGGACAAACAATCGCCGACTTATAATAATTCTTGCAATCTTCCATCGGGACTTCTATCTTCTCCACTCCAGCCATATCTAGCCAATCTTCTCCTCGCTCTGGGTAGTGGTGTCCTATAAACAGTGTCTTCGGAGCAGGGATGATAACGCCTTCGGTATCGCAATCTTCACACCATCCGTGGGGCAAGTAGTAAATGTCTTTCTTGTATCTGACGAGCATTTCCCGTCCGTAAGCAAACGCCTTGCCTTGCCATTGAGTCATAAAGTAATCGCATCTTTCCGCCATCTCCGAAATTTGAGGCATATCATAAATCAGATTTGAAAGAAACGTCCCTAGCCAACAGATGCTTTTTGCTTTCGTGAGTTCCAGATGCCGGTTAATTGCTCTGTACCACTCTGATTGGAATATGATGAAGTCTCCGTCTGGTGGGATTGGTGAGTTTAAGTCCAGCAGTCCTCCCCATTCGTGTCCTAGATGTTTCAGAGCGTGTCCGTGATGCAGTATAACTTGCGTTCCTCCGTTCTTATCTCGACAAGTAGGGTCTATCGCATAACCATAAAACTTTGCCATCAGATTAGTTTCATTATCTCATCTATTGAATATCTTTCTACTTCATTTGAGAAAATCTTTCCGTCGATTGTTTCGTGTGTGTTCTCGCCTCCTCGGTTTCCTATCACTTCGCATTTAACCTTTCCGTATTTGTTCATCATCGCTTCCAGTAGATCGCCCATTCGCATACTTTTCATTGCTGGAACATATGGTTTAGCATCTTTTGCTTCACTTAGGCATTGAAATATAAGGTCAACAGCTTGATCGCGTGTCCAGAAAAATCTTGTCATATCAGGATCGGTTATCTTCACTCCTTCGCCTTTTTGCATCGCATCTTTCCATTTGCAGAGAACAGAACCTGTACTATAGAGTACATTTCCAAACCTTACTGTTCTGTACTTCGTGTCTTGGTTTATCAGTTCTGCCTCTTGCATTAGTCTTTCTCCCAGAAACTTTGAACATCCATACACTCCGCTTAATTGTGCCGCTTTATCAGTAGAAATAAACAAAAATAAATCAGGTTTAATATTTAGCGATTCGACTAATAAATTCAGCGTTCCGTTTATATTTGTCTGAATGCACTCGAATGGTTGTCTTTCGGATATATCGACTGATTTTTGAGCGGCGAGATGATAGACTTCGTTCACTCCTTTCATCGCTCGCTTGACTGTCCACTCGTCCGCGATGTCTCCGGTTATAATCTCAATATCAGGAAATTTCTGCTTCAAGGCCACCAACTTTCCTTCATTTCGAGCGACAACTATAATCTTTCCTTTCAGCCTTGGGATAAGGGCTTCACCCAAGTACCCGCTACCTCCGCTCACAAGTTTTATTCCATTAGAGGCTTTCATAGAATTCTGCCCAAAGCTTATCGCGGTTTATATCGTATTTTTCTAAAACTTCCTTCTTGGCGTTGGCTACCAGTCTTTCTCTTAACTCCTTGTTTTCTACCAGCCACGAAAGATGTTTGACCCATTGTCCCTCTGTTTTGGCGATATACCCACTGTATCCGTGCAGAATTGAATTTGAGTAGGGATAGACATCGCTTGCCACTACTGCCGCCCCTGCCATTGTTGATTCCATCCACTTAATGTTCGATTTGCATTTATTGAAATCATTATCCGCGAGAGGACAAACCGATATATCAAACGAGAGTTCCGTCAACTTCTTGGGATAGTCTTTGAATTTCACTCCCCAATAATGAATCGGGTCTATATCGAATACTCTTAAATCTGAACCGAATATTATTATCTCAACCTTGTCTCCGTATTTCTTCTTGATCTTGTTTAATGCTCCTTTGACTTCTCTGATGTCCGGTATGTGAGTATGGGAATAAATCCAACCGATTCTTACTTTGTCATGTTTTCTTCTCTTGAAGTGCCAGTCTTTCGGTTCAATCAAGTTCGGTAATACTCCGACTTTGGGGCAAAACTCTTTTAAGGCTTCTTTTAACGGTTCGGTTGAAACTACGAGTGCATCCGCCGCCTTTATCATCTCAAGAGTCATAATGCACTGATTGGCGTGAGCTTCTAGGTTCTTTAACTGCGAGCTTCCTTGCGGTACTTGCCAGACGTTATCGTCAATATCCACCACGAGCGTCGCTCCGACTTTGTTTTTCATCCAGACTATTAGATTGGCTGTATGCAAGTCTTCGATGTATTTCACTATCCAAACATCTCCTTGCTTCTTTAGTCTTTCCGCCAGCTTTTCAGTCTTAATTCTTTCGTTCTTTCGAAGTAGCGAAAATCTTATCTTTCCGCCTAACTTCTCAAGAGGCCTGATAACCCTGTAAACAGTGACCGCTGATCTCCGAGGAATTATGCCTAGTAATTTCATTTGGATTTGTATTCCTTGTAAACTATCCTGTTGAATTCTTTTAGGTTAATATCGGTTATTCCTTTTTCTTCACTAACAACATACCGTTTGTTGCTCCAATTCAGTCTGTATTTTCTAGGTATTTTATATCCGCTCATCAGTCCCCTGTATAGTTTCTTTATTTCATCTCTTCTTCCTTTGCTCACTGATTCCGCTAGATTGTAGGAAAGAATGAATGAGGCAATCCGACTAACCTTTTCTACTTTTCTGCAATCCAAATACAGGGCTTCTATCCTATCTATTTTCTTTATAACTTTTCCTTTGTTTCTTATATTCATATAATTGCTTTCTCTGCATCGGCTCAATCGCAGAGAAGTGATGAGCCGAGCAACAATTAAACTTTTTAAATGTTTCTAGTGGATCTGGAAATCGAGAAAGCCCAGTCGATTCTTGTAGAAGGTTTTAACTCCCCAAATAGACAGAACTTTGATGATTGTACCGAATTTCAGAGGGTCTCTGTCCGCTCGGACAGTAGGCGCAATCTGAATCGCGGCGCTAATCATTCCTTTCTTTCCGATGTAGAGATGCTTTCGAGTTCCGGTGGTTACATCAAGATTGTTTGAAACATAAATCTTGAAACCATCGAAGTCTCCGGCATATCCGTTCTTCAATGTCGCGTCAGCAAGATTGAAACCGGAAGCCACTGTCTTTTGAGCGATGAGAGCCGCTACCGCAGGGGTAACTACAGCCACAAAATCACCGTTCTCTTCAACATTAGCCGCTTTAAGTTTCGCACGGGCTGTTTCAAACGCTTCAAGGATGTTAGTCGTTGTAAGCGTTATCGCGGTACCGTTCGCACCACCTCCTGAGAGGTCTCCATCATCCAAGGTGTCCGAGGCAAGAATGGTCTGTCCGAGAATGTGCGCGTCAAGTTTGTTCTTGATGGCGTACATTTGCTCTTTCATAACTGCTTCTTGGATGGCGTATTTGGATTGCTTGATGGAAATATCGTCCAAATATACAGATGATTCATACTGGGTATCAACCATCAGATATTCGTCCGTAGTCGTGACAGTTTGCACTGTTACATCAGTACCTTTAACATAGGCAGTTGTCGTCAGTTGTCCGAGAATCGGCACGTGAACAACAGTTCCGCTGTCAAGATACTTCTTGAGTTTCACATTCGCAATTTCCATCCCGACCGCTTGGTTGTACAGATTCTCTTGAATAAAATCTGCCCAAAGTGCCTTGCTATTACTATGAGTTGGGCTAACTCATTTAACCTCTCTTGAGGCGGGTATCCAATTTCTCGATACCTCTGCAATTTATTTTGTTATATTTGCAGTTTGGACTATCGCATACGCACCTTGCGTCCCAATTATTTAGTCTCTGCTGGCCCTTTTTTATTTAGTTCCCTAATAGATTGATATAGTTTTTCTCTTCTGGCGAATTCCTTGTCAGATGTTCTCGGCATATACCTCTTTTCTTTGTTTTCACAGAAGTCTATGACTACATCGGCTTGTTTCTGTTTAAGAATAAGTTTGTTTCGCAGTCTTTTTAGAATGGGCAATATCCTCTTTACTCCAGTTATTGACCATTCATAGGCATCAGCCGAATTCCCTGTTATTCCGGCTCGTCCTCTTTTTGATATAAATCCTCCAAATTCTTCGTGAAGTAAATCAATCAGCACCTTTCCCTTTTCTGATTGAGAAACTTTTATAGAAGGATTGTACCAATAATCTCTTGCCCAGTGTCTCCGCTTGTCACTTCCGCTGCCTATTTTTCTTATTCCTATCCATCCTTCGCCATCTATTAGCCCCGCGATGTAGTGTGTGTTCATAATTATATTTTAATTATTACTTTACCCCACTATATCGGGTTGAAACTAAATTGTCAAGGTTCCAGAGGGTTACCCTCTTCAGGGCTTTCCCCATTGATTAAATCGGGTTTTACAATCCCACATTATAGGCTAGGATTGAAATTTGTTTCAGTGTTATTATACGTTGCCATTTAGTCAGATCTAGTCGGTGCTGGCATTCTCCTTGGCGGCTTGAGCCGCTATCCACTCCACCTTTTGCTTGGGAGTGAGTTTGTCAATGTCTTCTTCCTTTACTGAAGCAATGTTCTTGGAGAATTCAACATCGCTAGATGGTTTGTTAACCTTAGCTTTGTTCTTCTCCTCTTCTGCTTTGGCATCGAATCTGGCTTTGGCTTCACCTTTGAAGTAGGTTGAGCCTTCATAGAGTTCAAACGGATCTTTTCCGAGCTTGGTAGCTTCGTTTGTAACTTCATCCCAGATTTCTTGAGCTTCGGGATTGGCTTTGAAATAAAGTCCCTTAATCACGGATTGAGGTTCTTTGGCTTCTTCCTTTGGCTCGACCTTTTGCCTTCCCATATTGGTCGCAAGTTTCTGGATTCCTTTTTCAAGGCGTTCGAGTTCCTTGCGGGTTACGGGGGCTTCGTCTTCCTGCTCTTCTTGCGAATCATCAGGAACACTGGGGTCTTCCGATGCTTGTGGTGATTCGCGCTCCTCTTCGGGTGTAGGTTCCCCATCCTCGAAGAGTTGTTGGTCTTCACTCATAGCTTTTGAGGTTTATTACTGCCTGCGATTCCTTAATGAAATCAGAAACAGACAGAGTCTAAGTCTCAATTCAATAGTTTGCTTAATATCTTTTCCAGTTCGGAGCTTAGCTTAATAGACAGCATCGTAATATCCGCTATTTCTTCTTTGGTTGTGGTTGATTTAATCATCTTTCCAATCTCTCGGTTATCCGACATTCTGGCGATGCTCTTTCTGAAGATTGCCTCCACAACATACTTTTGGAACTTTCTGTCACCCCGTAGCATTTCATAATAATCAGCCGCTTCTTTCGCGTCTTTCAATTCCGCTTCGCGAACCTTCTTCTCTTGTTCGTGTTTTGATTGATCATATTTCACCACTCTCATTTTTGTTGATTTACTGGTTGATTTACAGGTTGCATAGGGTTCGCAGGCGACATTATTCCTTGGGTTTCCATCATTTGCTGTCTTTGCATCTCGACCTCCTGGGCTTTTTCTTCGGATGTCTTCCTAAAAGCAGCCGGATTCTCATCCAAGAGATATAAGATTTCTTCTTCTAGGGCTTTACGGCTTCCTGTGAATGTGGGATCAGCTTTCATCGCCATCAGGTTCTGAACCTTTTGACCTTTATCAAATGTTTCATTCGTGACATAAAACTCTATGTAATAACCGAGGTCTTTTAACATTTCTTTTTTAAGTTCCGGAAAACGCATATCTCCTTGCTTTCGCAATTCTTCCATTCCTTTGTCCTTGAGTTGGGTTATGACCATTTCACACGCTTGATCGTAATTCGCCCCTCCGCTCATTAGTCTTAAAACTTCGTTGTTTAACGCGCTCTGTCCTACCGGATTTGATTGCATTTCCTTGATACTGCTGTCGATGTGCGAATCCATTAAGGCGGAATCTATTTCCTCTAAGTCTCTTGAATCTCCGACGATGGCTTTGTATTCCTTTTCGTTCATCTCATCAATAATGTCTTCCATATATCCATTGGAGAAGAGCCTTTGAATAAAGTGATGCATTTTCTCCCGAACGAAGTCATAGGTTGTTTGCTGGACTCGCTGATTCGCCACCGCCAGTGTCGCAGTTTGAGTAGCCGCTTGGTCTTCTCCTGTTCCTTGAGAGGTGACACCCATTATCAGGCGTGCCAATTCATACAACTTATCCACTGAAGCGATGAACTCGGCGGTCTTGGTGTCAATCACCAGTCTTTGCAAATCCTCGCTGACATCCATTGAAAGAACATCTCCCGTCTCTTGGTTGGCTAGGAATTCTTGAGTCAAAGAATTGGAACTCGCGGAATATTTATGAACCAGTATTCCTCTTAAATCGAGAATGTCTTTCTTGCGGTACAGGTTGAACTTCTCGTTGTAGTGTTCTTGAAGCCCTTGAAGCAGTTCCGAACACCCAAAATCAAGCCATCTTCCGGGAACATCAAATAGTCCGATTTGCTCATAAGGAAACAGTGGCTCGTATTCTCCCATCTTCTTGGCGATTCTCTTGCTGGTTCTAAGTCTTTTAGCGGGAGTTTTGTATTCTTCAAGCTCAAGGTACGGTTCCCAATCGGGATTGGAGTTCTTTTCGTCTTTTGAACTCTTCTCCAGCATTACCTTGCAGACCTTTTCTCCCTTTTCGTTGAATGTCCACCACTCATACAAAGTAAATCTTTGTTTGTTGTTTTTTTGCAGTTGCTCCCAGATGTTTTCAATATCATCCCAGTGTTCTTTCCAATCGTCTTTCTTTGATTGCATCTTTTCGTAAGTCCAAAGCATTCTTTCCGCCAGTCCGGATTCTTGAATGTCCTTGATATGCGGAGGTCTAATGATGTTTCTCAAATCAACCGTGTAAACGCTTCCGTCCACTCGTTTGGTGATTGATGTTCCAAACCAGACGAACTCGCCCATCACCTTGTCGATGTACGAACCGAAGAATGTCCTCAAGAGATGAGAACGCACTGCTAACTTCAGTAAGTTTAATATCAAAAGTTTCTTGCCGTTTATTGAGCGGAAGTTTATTTCTTTCAAGTCAACATTCGATCCCATTATAATCGTCCGGTAGACAATCCAAGTAATGTTATAAAAGATTCTTTCCAAACTCGAAGAGTCGCTGGGATCAATGTACTTTGAATTATAGTTCCGATGCGCCTGTTCGATTATCTTTGTAATGGAATAGGAAACGCCCGGAGATACTTCCACATCTCCGTCTTTGTATTGTGAAATGTAATCGTTAAATTTCATTATTTGTAGTTAGTTATTTTTATAGATTGAAGTTGAGGCTTTTTGGCTGGTGGTTGGTATGAAGAAAATCCATAACGGACGCTATCAAGGCAATGATTGAATATATCTTCTGGATTCGTTGTTATCTTTCCATCTTTGTCTACTTTCCAAAGGTAGTTTCGGTATTCCTTAATTAGGTTAATGCTTCGTTTGGTGACTGAAATTCTTTGAGCCTGAACATACTTGATTCCTTGATTGACGCTTCCTTGCCCTTTAATGGCCGGAAGGATGTTGATTCCGTATAATTTTAGCTCGTCTATGCTTTTAGGCTCGGCACTGTCAGCGATGTTCAGTGTTATCGGAAGTCCATTGATTATATCCGCTATCTGTTTATTTGAAAGTCCTTTTTGATAACAAACTTCATCTAAAATAAAACCGTCATTAAACTTATATATATCTACTATCGCTGTCGGATCATTGGAATATCCGAAATCTATTCCCCTGCGTTCCAGTCTGGCTTCGTGCGGCACTTCATCTATAATCTGCCAGTCTTTGTAAATCTTTCCTTCCAATTCTCCGAGTTGCCCCAGTCCGTAAACTGTCCACCAGTCTTTTCTCCCTTTGCGTTGCTCGATTGACTTTATAATTTCAGCGTCGAGAGCTTCGTTGTCTTTGTAAGTGAGTGTCAGTTCCTCTAGATCATTTCGCTTTCCTTTGACTTCCGTGTAGTACCAAAACTCTGATGATGGATTCCAGTCTAGGAAAATAAAATCTCTTGTTCTTACTTCCAGTTGCTCAAATGCCTCAAAGGAAATATTATTCGCCTCATTGATGAAAAGTCTCTCTCTTCTTGCTCCTCGCACTTTATCGGCTTGATCTACTGAAAAGAATTCTATTTGGCTTCCGGTTGGAAATTTATACACGCAATCCGTTCTGTTCCATTGCTTGTCCAGATACAAATTCAATCCTTTCATTATCATCAGGAAGTCCCGCATCGCTCCTCTTTTCAGGTGTGGGAATGATTCTGAAACAATACTCGTGAGCGTTGGTTTGGTGTCCATTCCCGCCAGTCTTATCAGTTCCAGGATTATGCTAAATGTCTTGCTCGCCGATGTCCCCCCCGGAATTGCTCTCACTCTCTTCGTCATCTCCGATATTCTGTAGGTTGCTGTCGTTAAGCCTATTTTGCTTTCGTTTAGCATAATCGTATAAATCAAATGGTTGTCCGCCTGTAGTAATGTCCATTCTCTTGAATAATTCAGCCACATATTCCAAAAACATCTCTATTGCTTTTTCACTTCCTCCCTCTGCTTTTAACTGCAACGCTTTCAATACTTCAGGAAGTCTTTTTTTTACCTTGCTTAAGCTCTTTTTTGTTATTATATCCTGATACTCTTTACTAGCAGTCTTATAATAAAAAGTTCTTTCTGGTATCTTGTAAAAATCAAATAAATCCTTTTGAAGTTTTGGAGTTCTTTCGTCTTCTGGTAAAGCAAACCAGTCCGCGATTGTTTCCCACATCTCGGCCTTTTCTTTGTCGTTCATTTCTGGATATTTTTTTTCAATCATTTCTTTTTCTTTCTCGTTTTTTTGAATGTTCCGCCACTGGCATAGTAAAATTTCACCTGCTTGGCAGTGAATTTCCTTCCACTTGGAGACCTATAGGTATTTTTTCCTGTTTTACGGAATGGCATAATTTTTTTCCATTGTTTGTATTCTTTTATTCTCGCGGGGAACTTATTCTCTCTAACCATTCCTTATATCTTTTGACATTAGATTCCCGTTTTACTCTATTGCAAAACTCGCAACAAGCACAGATATTTTCTTTCTTATATCCAATTTTACTATCTATTCTATCCAATCCTATCGTTTCGATCTCTAATCCGCAATAAGAACAGCTTTTCTGCCAGTATTCTTTAAATTCCTCGATAGTTAATTCCCAAATCAGATTCCTCTTGATAGCCCCCTTTT